CGAGGCGAGCAAAAACCGGCTGAAGGAGATAACGGATGCTCGCAAGTGACCTCGTCACGCTTCTGCGGCTCGATATCGGGGACACCGCCGGGGAGATGCTCGGAGACGAGTATCTCGCCCGGTGCGTGACCCGGGCCGTGTACGCCCTGAACAAGGACGCCGGGACATCGTTCGCGGTAAACGGCGGCGAGGTCACACCCGATCCGTCCGGAGAGGAACAGGAACTCCTTCTCCTGAGAGCGCACATAAACGTCTGTTCGCTCATGCGCTCGATCACGGCGAACGCCTTCTCGTTTCAGAGCGGCGACAAGCACGTGGACAAGACGAAACAGCCGTCGTTCTGGGCGGACCTTCAGGGCGATCTGGAGAAGGACTACAAGGATCGCGTGAAGAAGTCCGGGATGGACGGCGGCGGCGGTGAAATCGTGGATGACCCGGACAGCGGAATCATGGCCGCGCCGGCGGTAAAACCCGTGATCTATGAAAGCGGAATTGCAGAGGACGAGAATGCTGCTCTCGGATAAGGACAAGGCGTTCATCGCGGAATGCACGGCGGAACTCATCACCAGTTCCGGCCAGACGGGCAAGAGGTATGTGCCCGATCCTAACGCTGAGAAGATTTACGGCACGGACGACGCGCCGTTTATCCTGGACTGTGAATTCCCGTTTGAGTTCGTGGAGACGCCCCCTCAAATCCTCACAACGCAAAAGACGGATGCGGCGATATCCGTCCTGCCGGATCAGGAGATCAACGAGGGCGACCATGTCGAGTTTAATGGCGTCCAATACAAGGTACTGACGGTCGAGGCGCTTAACGTGTTCGGCGTCGTCAGTCACAAGGTGGTGACGGTTGCGAAACTGCACCCATGAAAGTGAAGAAATTCGGTTATTGGAAAAAGGTCGACAGGGTTCTGAAGAACTGTCTTCCGGCTAATGTCGAGAAAGTTCTGAAAAAGGCGGCGGAGAAATGCGCCTTGCTTCTCGTGCGCGAGATAAAGATGGGAATCAAGTCCCAGGCTCCCGGCGGCCAGAAGTTTCAGCCGCTCGCGGAGGCGACCATCGAGAAGAAGGGTTCTTCAAAGGCTCTCATCGACACCGGATTTCTGATCAGCGCGATCACCCAGAAGATCATGGGCGACAAGGCATTCGTGGGACTACTGAGAGGCACGCGGAACAAGGACGGGGACGAGATCGTGAATATCGGTGCGATCATGGAGTTCGGCGCGACAGTGCAGATGCCGAGCGGCGTAACCATCGTGATCCCGGCGCGCCCGTTCATCCATCCGGTTATGGAGCAGCACAGGGACGAGTTAAAGCGGATTTTCGCGGAGGCGATTCTTGAGCTCTTTGGTTAGGGAAACAGTCGAGACGCTGATCTGGAAACTTCAGGCGGACGTGACACCGCACACGGTTCTCGTGCCCCCGAACGATTACTACGAGATCAAGCACACGCCATCGCTTCTCGTCATAGGCCCGAAGATGGAGGAGAACCGCGCGAAACGTGTATCGGAGAAGATCGTGGTGATAGACCGCGATGCGCTCACTTACACGGAGCGCAACTGGCCCCGGTTCTACCATCTTGATTTTGATTTCGTACTCACGGCGGGCAACGGAATGGAACTTCTCGAACTCCAGGAGAGCCTGATCGCGTTTTTTCTGGACAACATCGCGGTGGCCGTGCCCGTTTCCGCCGGATGGGGACTTGGCCCGTTCGGCATCGAGCCGTGGGGCTCGGAGGACGGCGCCCTGAAGTTTTATCTCCGAGAGATGATCCCCATCGGCGGGCTGGATCGCCCGAATCTGTCGAACCTGCGGCAGGCGTCCGGCAGGTATCGCATCGAGGACGTGCCGATCTTCGATCACGTTCTCGAGGAAGGCAAACTCGTTCTTTACCGGGACTTCGTTATCTGCGATTTCAAAACGAGGATGCCGGTCGAGACATTTTCACGATAACGAAACGAGGTGATACGTTTTGAAAAACGTTCTTTTGAAAAATATCTCCGGCGCGCTTCTGCCCGTGAATCTCGGACGGAACCGGGGTCTGCATCTTCTGGCCGGCGAGACGAAAAGCGTTCCGGCGTCAACGATTGAGAACCCCGACGTATTCCGGCTCTTCCGAAAAGGGTTCCTCGCGGTCATGGACGAGAAGCCCGCCGCGCCGGAGAAAAAGAAGGGCAAATCCTGAAAGAGAGGTGATCCATCCTCATGCCCGAATATTTATCCCCTGACATTTTTGTCGAGGAACGGGAAAGCACCCGGCACACCATTGAGCGCGTCAGCGCATCGGTGGCCGCGTTTTTCGGCATCACGGAGCGCGGGCCCGTGGGGGTTCCCGTCCTCATCACAAGTTTTGCCCAGTTCCGGCGCATCTTCGGCGGCTACATACCGAACAGCCACCTCGCATACGCCGTGGACGGGTTCTTCAAGAAGGTCAAAGGGCGCTGCTATGTCGTCCGCGTTGTGCATTACACCGACATAACGGATGCGGCCACCGCGACGGCGGCGTCCAGCCTGACCGCGCTAAACGACCGGGCCGCGACGCCCGTTCCGACGCTCGGCGTGAAGGCGGTCTCCCCCGGCAAGTGGGGCGACGACATTTCCACGAAGATCGAAGCGGCGACAAATATCCCCGCGATTCATTTCAAAATGAAGGTCTACCTGCGGGGGACGCTTGTCGATCTTCACGACGACCTGTCGATGGACGCGGCGTCCGAGAATTACGCGCCGGAGCGCATCAATGGAAAATCGGAATACATTCTCGTTGAAGACCTCGGCAGCGCCAGCGCCGCCCCGGAAAACAGGCCCGCGGAAGGACTGTTTCCCCTTACCGGCGGTGACGACGGCCTCGTCGACATCGGCGACACGGACTACGCGGGAAGCCAGGCGGCGCGCACGGGCGTGTTCGCATTCGATCCCGTGGACGAGATCAACATTCTGGCCTGTCCGGGCATTACCACCCAGGCGGTGCAGAACGCGCTCTGCACGTATTCCGAGCTGCGGCAGGATTTGTTCGTGATTCTCGATCCGCCCGTGGGCATGAACGTGACGGAAATAAAGGAATACGTTCAGGACACGGCGGCGTTCAACAACCGGTTCGCGGCGCTCTACTACCCGAACATCATCATCCTCGATCCTCTTTCCCACAAAAACAGGATTGTTCCGCCCTCCGGCCAACTCGCGGGAATCTACGCGAAGACGGACGTGGTGCATGGCGTCCACAAAGCCCCGGCTGGAATCGAAGACGGCAAATTCGCGGACGTCATCGGTCTTGAATACACGCTCGATAAAGGACAGCGCGACACGCTGTACCCGGCGCGCATCAATCCCATCGTCAAGAAACGCGGCGTGGGCATTGTCGCGTGGGGCAACCGGACTCTTTCGGCGCTCTCCGACTGGCGCTCGATCAACGTGCGGCGTCTGTTCCTGAACGTGGTGGAATCCATCGCCGAGGGAACCGAGTGGGCCGTGTTCAAACCGAACAACATCGATCTGTGGAAAGACCTCACCACCACGATCACGCTCTTTTTAAAGGAATACTGGCGAGAGGGCGCGTTTTTCGACGGCGGCACGGGCAACTGGCGCGACTCTTTCTACGTCAAGTGCGACGGCGAACTGAACACGCAGGAGATCATCAACCAGTACAAAACCGTCTGCGAAATCGGCATCGCGCCGACAAAAGCCGCCGAATTCGTGATCTTCCGCATCACGCAATGGGACGGCGGCCGCTTAATTGAAGAATCGATGGGAGGTGCATGACATGCCCGCACAGGCAACCGCAATCAACTATTGGGACAAATACGCCTTCATCGTAAAGATCGACGGCGTGGTCCGCGCGGCGTTCAACAAGTGTTCCGGCCTGAAGGCCGAGGCGGAGGTCATCGAGTATTCCGAGGGCGGCGCGCTCACGCCGCACAAGCAGCCCGGCACGATCAAGTTCGACGACATCGAACTCGAACGCGGCATGACGGACGATGACGACCTCTACAACTGGTGGAACGAGATTTACAACCACGCGTCGGGGACAGGATCGGCGGATGAGAGGAAGTACAAGCGCAAGGTGACCGTCATCCAAAAGGACAGATCGGGAGCGGAGTTGACCCGATGGGTCATCCCGAAAGCGTTTCCCGCCGCGTTCGAGACCGACGACTGGGACAACGAGTCCTCCGAGCACCAGATCACCAAGCTGACGCTGGCGCACGAGGGATTCGAGAAAGAATGAGGTGACTCATGGAACTTTACACAGAAAAGGTAACACTGCCATCGGGGCTTGAATGCACCATCCGCGAGATGACCGCCACCGAAGAGGGCTTTCTCGCAAGTCAGAAGATGCTGAAATCCGGCGAAGCGTTCGAGAAGATTCTACGCAACTGCGTCGTCGAAAAAGACATTGACCTCGACAACCTGCTCGTGGGCGACCGCTATTACCTGATGCTCGCAATCCGCCGCCTGACTTACGGCGACGACTACGACTTCAAAGTCCGGTGCGCGTCCTGCGGTCAGACGTTCAACATGAGCGTCAATCTCGCGGAACTTCCGATCAAGAAACTCGAGGGCGACCCCGACGCGACGCACACGATCACGCTACCGCGAACCGGCAAGAAGGTCACGTTCCGGCTCCTTCGCGGCCGCGACGAGAAGAAGATCGCGGCCACGCTCCGAAAGACCCCGCAGGAGATCATCCGGCTGTCCCTCTACCTGCACACGGTGGCCGTGGACGGAAACGAGAATTTCTCCGAGAAGTTCTTTGAAACCCTGCCCGGGGCGGACTCGCAGTATTACCGGAGGGAAATCGACGCCGTCACCTGCGGCGTGGACACCGTCGTCGAGGTGGAGTGTCCCGAATGTGACAATGAATTCGAGGTGCAGCTGCCTATCAGCGAAAATTTTTTCTTCCCGAACTCCAGGAAGACCTGATCCTGGAGGAAACCTTCTTCCTCTGTTACGGCAAGGGGCCGTTCAAGTCGTTTAATGAAGTCGAGCGGCTCCCGGCCCGCGTGCGGCGCTGGTTCGTGGAAAAACTCTCGGACCAGTACCGCGAAGAGGAACGTCAAATCAGGAACGCGGCGAGAAGGAAACGATGAACAACTACGGTCTCGGCATACTCATTCAGGCGAAGGATCAGGCCTCGGCGGTCTTCCAGAAGGTGGAGCGCAATTTCGACTCCCTTTCAAAGAAGAGCGACGAGATGGCTTCGCGCATGCAGGCGTCCTCGAAGATGTTTTACGCCGGGATCGGAATGATGGGCGGCGGCGCGGCGCTCCTGGGAGGGGTCGGGGCCACAATCAAGGTGGCCGGGGATTTTGAGGAGGCCATGATCGGCGTGCAGAAGACCACCGGCATGGCGGACGCCGAACTCAAAAAACTCGGCGACCAGTTTCTTACCATGTCCGCGCGGATGCCCAACTCGGCGCGCGAACTCGCAAACATCGGCGAGATCGGCGGGCAGCTCGGTATTTCCGGCGTCGAGAATCTCTCCGCGTTCACGGACACGGTGGCGAAACTCGCGTCGGTGTCGGAATTTTCAGCGGAGGAAGGCGGCGCTGCGCTCGCAAAGATCGCCAACCAGTTCAAGATTCCCATTCAACAGGCGAAAAACATGGGGTCCGTGCTCAACGAGCTGTCGAACATTTCCACCGCGACGGCCCCGACGATTGCCGAGTTGACGAGCCGCATGGCCGGAGCGGGTTCATCGCTCGGCCTGACCATGCCGCAGATTTCCGCCATCGGCGCGGCGCTCACGGACATGGGTGTCAGTTCCGAGGTTGGCGGCACGGCCATGTCGGACATGTTCATGGAGATGATGAAGCGCACGGACCAGTACGCGAAAGTCGCGGGCGTCTCCACTGCCGAGTTCAAGCAACTCATTGAAAAGGACGCCTACGGCGCGCTGACGAAATTCGCGTCGGGATTGCAGAAGTTCGACAAATTTCAGGTCGCGGACATGCTGACAGACCTCGGCATCGGCGGCGCCCGCGGAACGGACGTACTGCTCAAACTGGTCGAGGCGAACAAGTCCGTCAACGGACAGCAGTCGCTTCTGGGGCGGTTCGTGGATACGTCCAACAAGGCGTTCGCCGAGGGAACGTCGCTACAGAGGGAATATGACAACTCTCTCAAGGGCATGAACGCGCAGCTCAAAATCGCATGGAACTCCATCGTCGCGGTCGCCATCAGCATCGGGCAACAGCTCGCGCCTTATATAACCCAAGCGGCAAAAGCGGTGTCTTCGTTTCTCCGGAAATTCGGGGACTGGGCGAAACAGAACCCGAAACTGCTCAAGGGCATTGTGCTGGTCGTCGCCGCGCTCGGCGGACTTCTTCTCGTCGGCGGCGCGATTCTCACGTTTCTCGGCGCTATCGGGATGCTGTCTGTGGGGCTGTCCGCTCTTCCCGCGGCCGCGGGCGCTATCGGAGGTGTCGTCGCGGCGATATGGCCCGTGGTCGCGGTCATAGCCGCCGTGATCGCCGCCGGCGCGCTTCTCTACTACGCATGGAAAACCAATTTCGGGGGCATCCGGGATTTCATCATGCCGATATGGAACCAGTTGAAACGGGGATTCCAGAATTTCGTCAACATCGTCAAGGGCGTGATCGCTCTCCTTCGCGGACAGCCCATCGGCCCGGAACTTGAGAAAAGCCTCAACGCCGCGGGACTCATGAAGACGGTTAAGGGCATCGCCAACTTTCTGAAAATGGCATGGAGTTTTGTCAAAGGCTATGTCACCGGCTTTATCGAGGCCGTGGAGCCTGTGTACAGAAGTTTGTTTGACGCCCTGAAACCGGTTGTGACGTGGGTTGTCGAGGGCTTCAAAATCGCATGGAACGCCATCGGGAAATTCTTCGCCCTGTTTTCCGGTGAAAGCAAGGGCGCCGGGAACAGCGCACAGAGTTTCGGAAAGACTCTCGGACAAATTATCGGATTCATTGTAACTCTCGGTACACGGGGACTGGTAATCGTCATTCGCATCCTGACGTTCATACTGCCGATCATCGGTAAGATAATCCTTTTCATTTTCAAAGTCATCGTTGCCGTCGTGAAATTCCAGATCGCGTTCGTAAAAGCAATCATTCAGGCAATCGTCTGGGTGTGGAACTTCGCAAAGGCCATCTGGAACGGACTCGTGAGCGCCTGGCAAACCGCGAGCCAGTGGATATCGGGCGCGATCAACTACATTTCCAATCTCATATCGATGGTCATCCAGTGGATCGTCGCACGGTGGGCAGCGTTCAAACAGGCGGTAATCATGATCTGGAACGCGATCACCATGTCCGTTTCCACAGCCGTTAATTTTATTCGCCAGATCATCTCAATGGTTCTCATGGCGATCCAGATGCGGTGGCAGCAGTTCAAAATGTTTATCACCATGCTCTGGCAGGCGATATCCATGTCCGTGTCGATGGTGGTGAACGCCATCCAGTCCAGGGTCATGGCCGTGGTCTCCGCGATTCAGATGCGCTGGCAGCAGTTCCGGAGCGCGGTCGCCGCCGTGTGGAATTCCATCTCCGCGACGGTGTCCGGAGTGGTCGCGGGCATTCAGTCGCGCGTACAGGCGGTGATCACATTTATCACCGGCCTTTGGAACGGCCTGAAAACCGCAGTCGGTGCCGTGTGGGATTCCATCGTCGGCCAGGTCAGTGGAGCCATCGCAACAATCAAGAACAAGCTGCTTGGGCTTATCCCCGGCTGGCTTCGGACGGCGCTCAGTTATATCGGAATCAATATTCCCGCGCCGTCCGCAAAGGGCGAAGCTTACGCGACCGGCGGTTACGTTGCGAGGACGGGTAGTGTTTCCGCGACGCTCCACGAGGGCGAGGTCATTACCCCGGCGCCCGCCGTCCAGAAGATTGTCAGTTTTGCGGATAGAATCCCGGCAAGCGGAATCTCCGGCGCAACCAGCGCGGGCAACGTAACACAGCACTTCTCTCCCCAGATTCATATCAGCCTGCCGAATGTGAAAGAGATCGACAGGCAGTCCGTCGAAGAACTCGCGGAACTGATAATCCGCAAACTCGAATATCTCCAGAAGCGGAAGCGAGAGGCCGGTTTCTCGAACGATTTCAATCCCAGTCTGGCGGTGGCAAGACCATGAACGAAACGATCAGCGCGATACCGACGCCGGACAAGGGATTCCTCTATTCAGCGGAGAGTGGTGTTGTCCTGGAGTTTTCCGTGAACCCGGCGCAACTCCAGCGGCAGGAACAGGCGACATTCAACACGAGCCTGTCGCCAGGCGCGCCGGGCGCGTTCGTGCAATATACAGGCGGCGGGGAGCGCAACGTGACGTTCGAACTCGTCCTCGATGCTATCGGAACCAAGGCTGGTCAAGGCGGTGTCCTGCGCGAGATCGCGATCCTCGAGGCGTTCACCTACCCGGACACGAACGATCTGGTCAACGCGCAATTCGTGCCGCCGCCACGGGCTCTGCTCGGCATCGGAACCCGTATCTGGGAAGGATACGTCGCGCAGATTCAGTTCACGGAAGAGCGGTTCAATGTGCGGATGGAGCCGGTTTATGTGAAAGCACAGATAACTTTTACTCTTGATTTGTGGAAAAACGCAACCAGTCAGAGGATGCACCAGACGCGCCGCCAGATGCTGTCGAGGTAAACGATGAGCGTTTTTGAAGGTTCAAGATACGAGAAGGTGTTCGTCTACACGAGGCGGCTTCGGAATTTTGTGAGAAATACCCTCACGTTCCGGGAAATCGACCGGGCCGTGCCGGACGGGAGCATCCTGCACACCGTGACCGAGACCGACCGCATAGACAACATCAGTTACCAGTATTACGGAACGCCCGATTACTGGTGGTACATTCTCGACAAGAATCCCGGCTTTGATGCTCTCGAACTGCCGGTCGGAAAACAGTTGTGGATACCGCCGATTCCACAGGGGTAATGAAATGGCCGTCGTAAATGTCACATCAGCATCTTTCGCATCGCCGTACTTCGAGATCACGCTCGGCTCGCATACGCTCTCGCCAGAAGAGTTGTCTCTTGTGACAGATGTCGAAATCAAAGACGAGATTGAGGAAAAGGATACGGCGACTGTGACGGTGAATGATCCGTTCTTTCGGTTTCAGAAGCTGGCGTCGAAAGGCATGTCGGTGAGAATCGTGGCGGGTTACTTCATGGGAAAGACAAAAGAGTTCATCGGCGAGGTGTCCGGGCTCACGCCGCAGTTTCCTGAATCGGGGTTGCCGACACTCTCGATTGAATGTTCGGCGAAATCGAAAAAGGGACACGAGGGACAGGTGAACAAGTCGTGGAAAAAGATGAAACGCTCCGAGATCGCAAAAAAGATCGCCGGGAAACACGGCTGGACGCCCGACGTGGATGAAACAAAAGAAATCGTCGAGCAGGAATCACAGGCCGGTGAATCGGACGTGGACTTCCTTCGCAAAATGGCGCGAAAAGAAAACTTCATCTTCCGTGTCAAAGGAAACGTCATGCAGTTCAAGAAAGCGCCCGACCTCGATGACCAGTCGCCCGTCGCGGTGTTCGATTACCGCATCGGGAACAACACGGTAAAGAGTTTTTCGCCCCGTTATGCGAGCGACGAGACGGGAAAAGACATCGAGGGCGCGACCATAAATAACAAGTCGAAGGAAACCGTGAAAACGAAATCCGAATCGAGCGTCGCCAAGCCGCAGGGAATCAATGACAGCGGCACGGTGAACCGTGGAATCGCCGAAACGCTCTATTAGACCGACATGGTAATAACGAGGAAATTCTGAAATGCAGCCTGTTGAAGCACACGGCATACCGGGTGGTGATACGATCCCCCAGGCCCCGAAAGGCGGCGCGATTTCCGGCGTGGGCACGGGCGGCGGTAAAACCCAAGTTGAGACCACACATTATTTAAAGGATAACGAGATCGGCGGCGCGCTGCCGGATACCCAGGAGGGTCTCGATGCTGCATCCGGCGCGAAACATTACAAGAATGAAAAAGCGATGGAGGGCTCGCTCACGCTCGTCCGGGGTTTTCCGCAGATAAATGCCGGTGACAAGATCACGGTTCTCGGCGTCGGGCCGGTTTTTTCAGGGGAATGGATTGTGAAAACACACACGCTCAAAGTATCGCAGGACGGATGCCAGAGCACGCTGGAACTCACCCGAAACGCGGTCGGAAATACCGGCAGCGGGCCTGAAACAGGCGGCGGGTTCGAGACGGACAAGATGAAAATGGAAAATACGCCTCTTGATGAAGGCGATTATTCGGAGATGTGACATGCCGTCGTTTGTCGGGAAATTTCGCGGGATCGTCGAGGACAACAAGGACCCTGAACATCGGGGACGCCTGAAGTGCAAGTGTCCGCAGGTGTTCGGCGATGAAGTCCTGGACTGGGCGCTCCCGTGCATGCCTTATGGCGGGGATTCCGGCACCGGGTTCTTTTCCATCCCCAAGAAGGGATCGTCCGTCTGGCTCGAGTTCGAGCAAGGTGACGCGAACCGGCCCGTCTGGGTCGGCGTGTGGTGGGCAGCGCCGGAGGACAAGACCGAGGCGGCGGACGTCACGCATAAAAAGGAAAAGCAATCGTCTGGTCCGTGGGACGAGGCCGAGACCGGCGACGCGAAGCGGGATGTGCCCGACAACCACGCATGGCAAACGAAATCCGGCCATCGCATCGATTTGGATGACACGGACGGCCAGACCAAAATCAATATCAACGAGCGCAAGGGGCAGCACATCCTTATCCGGT